TTCTAATTTTTCCTGAATCTTGCGCGCGTCTCATCACTGAATCCATCAGCTGTTTAACGAATGGAACTTTTGCATGGTACTGTCTAAATAATTCTTCAGCTTTTTCTTTGCCAACTCCCAGCTCTGCCTGTAGTTTATTTTTTCCCATTCCATAAAATAATCCCAGGTTAATCGTCTTGGCCTGCAGTCTTGGGATCTTCGCCATCTCAGCTACAATATGGTGGAAATCTGCATTGCCTGCCTTATAGGCGTCCAGAACGGCGTCTACGCCGTACAGATTTTGCAATCCTGCGTAGTGCACTACCAGCCTAGGCTCTTGCTGATTATAGTCAAAACAACCCCATGTATGGCCTTCCTCAGGCAGGAATAGGCTCCTGATCCGTGGTCCGAGGTCCTTGTTGCGTGCTGGAACTTGCTGTAAATTTGGATTATTCATACTGAATCTTCCCGTCACGGTCCCTCCATTGTCTCCCCGGAGCTGATTGATTTCAGCAAAGATTCTTCCCTTATGAGTGTGTTTTAAAATAGTGTCAATGAATGTGGTGTGGGCTTTATTAATCTCGCGGGCCTTAGCAATCTTATTCACGATGGGATTAGGATGATGCATTAAAAAATTCTTGGTGAAGGATGGAGCCTGCGTCTTGACGGTTCGATCGTACTTAAGTTTGAGTTTGTCAAACACTTGGGCGATGGAGCGAGCGGCCCAGATCTGGACTTCGATTCCTGTTTTCTTTTTAACTTCTGTTAATAACTTTTTTTCCTGTTCTAGTAATGTTTTCTTTTCGTTCAAAGCTTGTTCTTGATTTACACGCACGCCGAGAAATCTCATATCCACCAGGCATGGAAACAAATCGAGTTCGAGCTGAAATATGGAGCCAATATCCTGGAGCTCTATTTCTTTTTTAAGTTCGTGCCACAGGGCTAATGTAATCTCTGCATCTTTTTCTGCATAAGCCCCCACATAGAGCGCTGGAAGTTTGTACATTTCCGCTTTAGGATCGACTCCCCATGATTTTGCTGCTTCATAAAGCGCAGCTTCGTCTTTGCCTTTGCCAGTGTAGCGTTTCGCACAATTATTCAGGTCATAGCGCAGCTGGTTTTCATCAACGAGAGCGCAGGCAATCATGGTGTCGATCACGCGTCCTCGTATGGTAAGGCCTAGGCGCCTTATCCAGCACACATCGTACATGGCATTATGAAAAATTTTAACTCCGGGAGTTTTAAGAACGGCCTGAAACCATTTAAGAACCATCGTGCGGTCCATGTTTCCTCCGCCTTCATGAGCGATCGGATAATAACCGGACCAGTCTTTGACTGCGACGGCAATTCCTGTCACGTCTCCTCGGCCTGTCACTGAACCTGAACCCATTTTAACCAGGTCCGGATCTTTAGTTTCCAAGTCTATGGAAATTTCTTCGTACCCTGATAGATCAGGAAATTCCTCTGGAGGCAGCCATTCAGTTTGAGGCTTGAACAAAGGAAGCTGCATTAGTTATGCGGACACCCGTTCTTTTCATTCTTCCATTTTCGATACCCTTCTATCCAAGTTTCTTTCTTTTCTTTCGGGGTTGTGTAATCTCTTTCAATAATCATATCTATATAATGCTTGGCTTTTTCTAGATCTTGAACTTCTCCTTTATGCTGGTGTCTACAGATATATTTAATAGCATTCCCCTCAGCGAAAGGCAAATTATTTTTGTTAATAAATTCACTGGGTTGGATTTTCATTTTTAAATAGTACCCCCCTCCTATTTGTTTTTTATATGCGCTCATATTTGATAACTTTTATAAAAATCTTTTGGTTCTATGATATGCAAGTTTTCTTTGGTTCGGGTTGCCCCTACATAGAACAGTCGATTTTCATCGTCAGGATTCCTTTCATATCCTTTTTGCGTGTTTAAACTTAAGTCTGTTAAGAGAACAACATTCTGGGCTTCTCCTCCCTTGACTCCGTGAATCGTTGATAATAAAATACGGGGTTTTTTATTTAATTCTTCTCCGTTACTTCTCATTTTTCTGATGTATTCTACTCTTCTAATTGGCGCCTGATCTAATCCTTCATACCAAACAGCGTCTGTACGTAGCCCAAAATCTTTTTTTAACTGAGTAATATTGTAAAAACTGTCCTTCACCATTCCAAACATTTTTTCTTTTTCCAGGTTTTTTGGACCAATAAAGCTAAAAATTTTTTCTATTTTACTATATTCAAGAGACGCGCCCTGGCGTAATTTTTCCCAGTCTATAATAGCTTCGTGTAAATCTTCTTCGTAAGATTTTTTAAATTTATTTTTGTAGTACAGTCCTTTTTGATAAAGAGTTTCTTCTAACTCATTCAGCATATAGCGCGTACGAGCTAGAACGAGCCATTCTCCCTGGCTCATATCTACATGTTCAAAATCATGATATCTTTTTAATGTTCCTCCATAAGTTCGAGGCTCCCATTTCTTGGCAAGACGATTGGAAACTCTGCCAATAATTTTCATGGCAACGTCGTGGACTGCCCGTGGTATTCTGTATGACTGAGTTAGGTTTAATATCTTTCCAGTCTGAGCAATGAAGCTGTCCACATCGGCGCCTGCCCATCGGAAAATAGCCTGGTCATCATCGCCAGCGATATAAGAGTCTCCTGATTTATTCCAGATACTTTTCGCCATGTCCCATTGTATCAGTGACAGATCTTGGGCTTCGTCAATGAAGACTACATCAAAGGCGGGGGATGCATCTGATTTTACAAATTTTAAAATCATGTCGTTGAAATCAATAAGGGTATATTCTTTTTTATACCGTTCTAATTCGTGGGCTAATATTCTGAGTTTATTAAATTCAACATCCTGAGTATGCTCTTTGAGATCATATTGCCTTTCAAAAGAAATATTACGCAGCTTTGCTAATTGAAGGATGCGCAGGTAGTCACTCTTAGTGGTAAAGATTCCTCCTTCTTCATCTTCGTAATCCATATAGTCTACGGGAAAACCAATCCTCTTTCCCAAATCTTCGTAATGGATTTTTTGCATCACGCTTTCTTTTTTAATTCCTAATCGTCTGAAAGCGAGTGAGTGAAGGGTTCTGAAATAAGGAAGGTCGTCTTCGCTTAAATTAAATTTTTCCATGGCGCGATCCCGAGCTTCATAGGCTGCCTTTTGAGTGAAGGCAAAGTAGCCAATCTTATTAGGATCAGTTGTTTTTAAATGATCATCCACTTTATTTAACATGGTCGTAGTTTTGCCTGTTCCTGGTGGCCCTAAAACAATTGTTTTCATCAGTAAGGATCCTTAGGTCTAAGTTCCTTAGCAACGTAAGGAGTTTCAATTCTTTCCAACGAACTTGCTACAATAACCGATACTTTCTTTTTTCCTATAAGGATTCTGTCTTCGCTGCATTTAAAATGTTCTTTGAGCATTTGATGAGTGAACTGAGGTTTTTCATCCCATTTTTTTCTAGCCAGAAAGCCATGATAAAATTTACTAAAAATAAAGTAATGTTTTTTCTCTGCCTGAAATACACTTCCGCGCGTGATATCCTCTTTGGTTGCACTTGTTGAACTACGATTAGTACAAAATTCTTCTAGATGATCTTGGAGCTGGTCTATTTTTGAAGAGCCAGCGGGAGGATCAATATCTTCTCTTCCATCCATGAGATCTTGAATAAGTTTTTTCCATTCTTTTTTAGAAATTGTAGGAAGTACTTTATTAATTTGTTCTAGGACCGCTATTTGAAATAAGCGTTGATCATGAAGAGGTTCAACTTTTTCTAATTTAACCCTTTCTCCATCAACGTTGACATAATAATAAGGCTTATCGAGTAAAATTTTTTGTAGGTCACTCAGGATAGGAAAAGTAATTTCTCCTCCGATTCCAAAAGGTCTTGTCTTGCATAAAAATTTATCACAATAACTGCACATAGGCTCGTCTTTGCATTTATATCCCCAATCTTTTTTCTCATGTTGCAGTTTGATTCTTTCCACCGAAGCGTCGTCCAGCGGAGGGACCATATAATTTTGATTAAATAAAATTAATTTATTTTTCCATTCTGATGGCCACTTCTTTTTAGCATACACGGCATAGTGAAACAGAGTGTTGTCTCTTTTTCCTTCAGTAATTTTTTCAGCAGCTAATGTTTCAATGCATGGAGGGCCATCGATAAAATCGGACTCTTTTCTTTTGATGTTAAGATTTTCTAGTTGTTCCGGAGTGAGTTTATTTTTTTCATAGACTCCAAAAAAACCGTCTAGTGTAGCAGCTGAACCATCTTCCAGATAGGAATATCTTGTTGTTTTTTGCGAATTAAAATATGGTAAATTAAGGAAATTTCCTGTATCCTCTTTAGAATTTAATTTGATCTGTTTTGGAAAAACTTCTGAATTTCCATACCCTAATACCGCACTAATTGATAATAGTTTATTCCGTAATATTTCTGCGTCTACAGGCACTGTAGTAAATAAAAATATATGAGCCCCTCCACTTTTAGATCTACAAGTAACTAAGGGAAGATCCATAGACTTAATTTTGTTTAGTAATTCTTTGTGATTGAAGCTTGCGTAGCTATCAATATCAATGCATCCCCAACAACATTTGTTTTCTTCATTGATAGGAATGATTCCTAGGCTTGGTTCGATGCCTTTAAGATGATTTTCCCATAATACATCGGTAACAGGTTCGCGCTTAACAAAAGATTTCCCTTTAAGTTTAGTTCCATCCGCATTCTTTTTTTCAACGTGGGTGCAACCGTGCGCTCGTTGTAAGCCATTAAATATTTTTTTAAATTTTTCTATCATAATGGAAATATAAAATTTGAATTAAAGGCTATAACGGTTTTTCTTTTATCCCCATTAGGCTTGGATCGGTGTAATAAATGAGCAGGAAAAGAAAGAAGTTGACCCTCTTTAACATCATACTCTATAATTTTATCTTGATTTTTAATTTCAGTTTTATATTCACTATCCGGTAATTCTAAAAAATAGGAATTAGTCCAGTTTGCACCATTATGATTATGCCATTGGTGATATGAATCTTTACCATATTGTTGAAACCAACCATTAGATATTTTCCAATCCGTTCCATTAACATTGCCAGTCATTGACTTAAAATAATTTATAAGTTTATTCCTGGATGATTGAATAACTTTCTTATAAAATAAATCTAGATATTTTCTTTTAAAGGATTTAGGTAAACCACTGTCGGATTTACTAATACACTCAAAGGACTGATTAGGCATTTCATCAATTAATTTTAATAGTTGATCTTTGTATTGATTGTGTTCTGGGACATCCAGTATAAATATTTCTGCTTCAATTCTCTTGATTTTCATTTCTTTGTTTCCTTAAATTTTTCTATCATATAATTAAAAAGGGCGGCTTAAGTCTCCCGCTACCGCCCCCTTCCAAACACGTGTAGGAATCTTTTTAAAACGGTGATTCTTTATCTGGAGATGTGTCAGTTCCATGCTTCACTACTACTTCTCCTTTGCCAGCTCTGGCAGCAAATTGTTTTGCGATTGCATAAACTGCGCTATCTTTAACAGGACCTACTTTAGTTACATCCCATCCAAACCATGTTCCTTTGTCATTCGACATTCGAACTGTTTTTAGATTATAAATGTGGCTATATGTAGGCGGAGTAAACAAACCGTTTTTACCCGGTATTCTTATCCCCATCATCATGGAATTCCATTTACGACTAATTTTTAATTGAGTCGCTTTCATAGAAATTAACGCTGTTGAAGGATTACTACCGAGCACAATCACATAATGACTTGCTGTGTTTTCAAGATAGTTGCCATTGGCTAAAC